CTTCAGTGTTGCTGAGGTTAAGACAAACCTCAAGTTGCAGCACGTCCTAAGCGACATTGCAGCGTGCAATGCACCGGCAGCAAATGAGTTTATGAAGGTCCTACCATACATGGATGGACTGTTCAACGACCAGGCAGCAGCTGTGGCACTCTACGGTGCAGTGTGCTATGGACGCGTCAAGGATGCCACTACTTTTGCACTTAAATGTATCAGGGATACTAAGGGTGCAAAGGGGATCACGACGGTCGTGAAAGGGCTTGGCCTGAACGCGACACACGCCGGGGCATTAGTGTGTGAAATGAACACAATGCTGGGCCGTGGTGTCGCTCCAATTGACATGAGGAGCGAAGTCGAAGCACGTGTGGGCAGTGCGGGCCGTGAGAAGGCTCCCCAGCTGTTCAACGACGACGTGCTGAGGGCAACAATTCGCTCCCTCATCAATGAGGAGCTGATACATGATCGTGTCGAAGTCATGGAGAAGGACGACTTCTGGCACGCGCGGTGGGCGTGGTGCGTCAATGGCGGGCACAGCAGGATGGTGCAGAAGCACGACCCACGGTGGGCCGTCGACTTTCCAGGGCAGATACACAGGCGAATTGCTGCGGAGCAGTGGCGTGAGAACCCACTTGACTCATGGGACGGCGAAGTCTTCGTAAGCTCAAGTGAGAAACTTGAGCATGGGAAGACTCGGCTACTCCTGGCATGTGACACAGTCAGCTACATGTGCTTTGAGCACCTGTTGAGGCCTGTTGAGCGTGCATGGCGCGGCAAGCGTGTGATATTAGACCCAGGAAGCATGGGCCAAAGTGGGATGGCGAAGAAAGTCAGACGTGATCATGAAGGAGAATTCTTCATGATGCTCGACTACGATGACTTCAACGCACAACACACCCTGAGGGCACAACAGATCGTGATCGAAGAGACTGCAGCGGCTATAGGGTATGACAGATCATACACGGAGAGGCTCGTGTCTAGCTTCGAGAAGATGTGGTTGTGCAATGGTGGCG